TCCCGCGCAGGGTTAAGCGCAATCTCGCTGTGAAGCGACACGTTCATAACTCCTCCTTTATCCCGCTGTAATAGTCGGGATTTTTTTGTTCAAAGTTATGACTTTAACGTCCGCAAAATAGCGCATTATCGACATAATTAAGCGTAATGCGAAAAAACTGACTTTTATAGACATAAGATATTGACGTCAGCGCGTGGCGGCGGCATAATAGCTTCAATAAATGAGGATCATATTATGCTACAAGAACACTACAATAAAGTTTATGCCGCATTCAGCAATCAAACACACTACCCAGATCGTCGCGCAAAATCAATCATCAAAGATTTTAGCGACATGCTTGAAGATGATCTAAAACAACCCGTAAACGCAGACTACGCTAGAAAATTCACATCTCTATTCCTTGATTGGATCAATGCTGAAGGGCGTTGCGCCAACTGGATGATCACAGGCCCAGCAAACTTCCCAGTAGAACGTAATCGCAAACGCCTTGAATCAGCTAGCAATAAATGCGACGAGCTTATGCGGTGGCGTGGCCGCGTATTTAAGGCGATTAACAGGCAGCCTATGAAATCACCTAGTGAGTGGAAAAATAGCTCATTAGCACAGTTAGAGGTCGCAGAAAAGCGCCAAGCCACAATGAAGGCAGCTAATAAGATTATTCGCAGTAATAAAGCCATAGATAAGTTAACTGAACTGCAACAATTAGAGCTAACAGAACAAGAGGCGCTATCGCTGCTGGTCCCTAACTGCTTCGGCAATCTCGGCTATGCATCTTTTGAGATAACCAACAACAACGCTAAAATCAAGCGACTAAAACAGAACGTGATCATTGCGGAACGTCGTGAATCGGCAGCTGGCACGTTCGAGCCTATCGAGTTTGCCGGTGGATCTGTAGATATCCAGAATGACCGAGTTATCATCAAGCATGACGAAAAACCAAGTAGAGAAGTAATCAGCGGCATCAAAGCAAAGGGTTTTAAGTGGTCGCGCAATTACGGATGCTGGTGCCGCAAACATACGGATCAAGCGCTAATAGATGCTAAAAATTTAATTGCGATCGCTTAGGTAATGAGGTTGACACAGCCTAATCCGTTAGGCATAATAGCCTTAATTACTTAGGAGAAACGATTATGACTATTACCGCACAAAACATAAAAGATCACGGGTTTATTTTTGCGTCTGCTATTTTTGGTGAGCGCGCATACAAGGTTCTTGATGTTGCAGAAAAGAATTTCGGTTTTGAAATCAAAACTCATTACAATAATGCAACATTCTCAATAATGGTAAGTAAAACTGAAGGTGCTAACTGGCGGCTAGCTACGGGAGATGACTTTTAAATAAACAGTTGGCAGCCCTGCATCAGCGGGGCATGATACAACCATCAAGTCGGCAACAGTTCGACGCAACCAAACAACAACTAACAGCCGCTTTACGGCTTGGGAGAGGCGGCAATGAAGGCACGCATGAAAAACAATCTGATAACTAAATATCAGATGTGTAAAGAGTTCGACTATAGAAATGACCGGCATTCAGATTATCCGAATGAACTCCTAGCAGCAAAGGCGACACACGGGATGCAGGATTATTTCGCAACAAAGCAATTCCTTAAGAGCATTGAGGGTAAAGTTGTCGATCTTGTGTTTACATCCGGCTGCGCATTTGAGGCTAATGAAAACGATCACTGGTTGCCGGGCTGCCTCTGGGAGCCGCTGTAGGCCACTATGCTATACTAACCCCATCACCCGCATGGGGTTTTTGTTATATATACAACTAAACAAAGGGTTATATTATGCCAGCAGGCAGACCAACAAAATATACGCCTGAACTGCTGGAGTTTGCTAGGAATTATCCCTACAACTTCAAGGAATATGAACATTCATTTCCATCAGTAGTTGGGCTGTGCAAAGAGCTTAAAATCACATCAGAAACCGTTTACGCATGGGCTAGAGACCCTAATAAGGAAGAATTTTCTGATATTGTCAAGGAAATCATGGATATGCAGCACTTTGCGCTAGCTGAAGGCGGCATTAACGGCAGCTTTAATCCGACCATTAGCAAGCTGATCCTTGCTAAGCATGGCCACTCTGACAAGGCTGAGGTCGATCAAACTGTTAAGGCTGAGCATAATCACACCGTGCAATACGGCGACCCGGTTGTAGAAGCGCTAAGAGCCAAGCACGATTCCTAATGTATACTAAGCCCCTACTTAAAGGGGCTTTTTTATGTCTGATCAAAAATTAACACCACAAGAAAAAGCAAACATCATTGGCAATTTTGAAGAGTTCGCCAAGTATATGTTTAAGCGCCAGACAGGGTCTGATTTTCAGGTTAACTGGCACCACAGGGAAATCTGTGAAACGCTTGAGAAGGTTGTTCTGGGGGATATCACCAGACTAATAATCAACATCCCTCCACGGTATTCTAAAACTGAGCTAGCAGTAGTTAACTTTATGGCGTGGTGTATCGGTCTATTCCCTGATTGTGAGTTTATCCATGCTTCATATTCTGCTCGACTGGCTGCAAACAATTCATACAAGGCGCGTAACATTGTTGCCTCTCCAGAATTTAAAGAATTATTTCCTTACACAGGATTGACTGGCGATACTAAGGCTAAAGACTACTGGAAGACTGAGCAAGGCGGCACTGTGTACGCTACAGGTGCGGGCGGTACGATTACAGGTTTTGGTGCAGGGAAGATGCGCGCTAAGTTTGCCGGGGCCGTTATTATTGACGACCCGCTAAAGGCTGGCGACGCTAATTCTGACACCATGCGGACCAATGTTAATGAATGGTTTGTCGAGACAATGGAGTCGCGTCTTAATAAGAAAGAAACGCCAATCATTGTAATTATGCAGCGACTTCATGAGGACGATTTGAGCGGGTTTTTGCTAGGTGGCGGCAATGGCGAGGAATGGCATCACTTAATGCTTCCAGCTATAGACGAGCACGGGGGCGCTTTGTGGCCGTTTAAGCACCCAATAGAAGAGCTGCGCCGCATGGAGGCGGCAAGTCCTTACGTGTTCGCTGGTCAATACATGCAGTTGCCTGCACCTAAGGGGGGCGGCTTGTTTAAAGATGCATGGTGGAAATATTATAGATACAATGCACTGCCTGAGCTTAAATACCAGATAATCACCGCTGATACAGCTCAGAAGACCAAAGAGCAAAACGATTACACGGTTATCCAGTGCTGGGGGCTTTCAAGTGATGGTCAAAACCTGTATATGCTTGATATGATTCGCGGAAAATGGGAAGCGCCAGATTTAAGGCAGCAAATGCTTTCGTTTTACGCTAAGCAGCAAGCGAGAATGAGAGTTAGGACTGTTTATATAGAGGATAAGTCTAGCGGAAGCTCTTTAATACAAGAGCTAAAGCGCGGATCAAACCTTCCTATACGCCCTGTGCAGCGCGTCATTGACAAGGTGACGCGTGCGTATGATGTGGTCGATTTCATCGCAGCGGGGCGAGTGTGGCTGCCAGAAGAACATGAGTGTGTTAGTGATTTGGTTAGAGAGGCTGGTCAATTCCCTAATGGCAAGCATGACGACTGCTTAGACCCAATGATGGATGCTATTGATCAGTGTTTAGCATTAGCTAATGCTCCGGGCACCTTCAAAGTAAGCTACGGGTAAAGTGCTACAATGCTTGCTTCAACAACAAAGTAAAGGTAACAGAGTATGTTTTTAGTTAGTGTAGTAGCTGGCGATGGAACCGGAGCAGTGTATCATGGCGCATCTATTGATGTGGCAAAATCGGATGATATCAAAGTGTACGGCGACAATGCGAGATTGCAGGAGGCTTTAGACAACGCTAAAGAGAATGGTACAAATCGCATCTGTTTTATAGCGGATGAGAACGGGGATGAGAAGTTTATTTCTGTGGCCGACGACACAAAGATCTACGTTATGAACGACGAAGGCACAACAGTCGCTCAGTTTTAGGGATAACGGGGAGCGTTGCTCCCCTAATTCATTGGTTGAATATGTGCGTATTTATCGACCTTCAAGCAGCATTACCTCCTTATTTACTATATAGCGATCACCCCACCATCTTAGCGGCATACTCAACAAGCCACACTTTAGGCGCGATCCAGATTTGCAGCCATTCGAGGTTTATTAAATACATAAAAACTACAGCGATGCAAATCCAGACTAACAAAAAAAGCACCATCAGTTCGCCTTGCTCGCCCTTGTCCTCATCATCCACATATCGGATGAGTATCTTAGTAAAGTACATGCCTAGAGCAACAAGCATGAACGCAGACACAAACAGTAGCGCATTATAAACCCCATACCAAAGAAGCAACTGAAACACAAAGTCAGGCAACTCTGCCTCTAAGAAAGCGGCGCTTGCATCAATTCCGCTTACTGTTTTTTCGATTAGTTCAGCAAGTGCTGATTGTAGATTTTCGTTCATAATCATATCCTCTATTGATCTAACGATACTCATGAGTGCTGTGTAGTGCTAATAATGCACTCTACCCCTTTATAAAGCAAGGATTAATTGAACTATTTAACCCTTGCTGTACCCATAATGGGGCTATGTGATTAGATGTACGAAACCTTATCGGCATCAGCGGCCCGCAAAGCAATTTCCAGCTCTTTGCCGCTGATAACGCTTGCCTCGATAGAATCAAACTCTCTGCACTCATCAGAAGCAAATTCTATGGCTTCATTGTATGAATCGCCGTAGCACTCACCGTCATCCTCGACCTCAACAAAATAATCAACGGTCGTCTTAACTTTCACTGAGTACCATTTTGTGTTGCTCATACCAATCCCCTTTGCGCGTTAGTCGCTCAATTATTATCGTTAGTGTTGTGCGGCGTTTGTGTGGCTGGAAATTTCTCGATAGCCATTTTTATAAATTCCTTGTTTTCTCGCCAAAACTTAAGCGCCCTTTTACCATCCATTTCTAATATTTTTTTATCATCAAATTCCCACCAATCTTCAAATTGAATAACGTTTGCATCCGATTTGAAGATGCTCAGACGTGTATGTGATTGAGTAAACGTCACTAATAAATAACGAGCGAATTTGTTTTCTGTTGCCTGCACAAGCCCACAGTTCGGCATCGCGCAGGTTGGCACCGCTTAGGTTGGCACCGCGCAGGTCGGCACCGCGCAGGCTGGCACCGCTCAGGTCGGCATCGCGCAGGTTGGCACCGCTTAGGTCGGCACCGCGCAGGTTGGCATCGCACAGTTCGGCAAGTTTTCCACCGGGCTCATTGCGCAGCCACTTTTCGTGAAGCTCAAGTACGTTGTTAATATTGTTACCGTCAAGTCTAATATTACTCATCTCATCATCTCCTCAATAACCGCATCAACCTCAATCAATGCGGCGAAATTTATTAGCAATCAAGCCATTCGCACATCACTCTAGCTTCAGATTCGATCTCTTCAAGCTGCTCTTTTAGCGCTGCAATCCGGTAGTCACGCCACGCTAGTTCGGCAGCAATATCAGACTTGCTATGCAGTAACTCCGAGGTCATGGCGTGTATGTGCTTGCTGTATATCTCGCTAGCTTTATTAACTTGGCCTATATCTTCCAGCCGCTTACCGTTTGGTTTATATAGTTGGTTGCTCATCACTACTCCCCTTTAATATGTAAATATCTGTTAAGTGTATCTCGTGCTTCCAAACGTATCTCACTTATTGCATCATCCTCTCAATAACGCCGTCAATCTCTATAACGGAAATTAGCTTCATATGTGTATCTAAGTATATATCTATATTTGTGCAGGTGTCAAGATTCTCTACTAACTCTGACTCCATTATCCACGCACCGCTCGCCCATTCGTCAGTGTCTTTGAAGTAAATACCTGCCACCCATGTTGCGGGTTGATATAGTCGTTCGATCACACCCCTATACCCCAAGCGGCAGCGAACCCGCAAATAGATGCGACCGACAGAATAAGGAATAAGTCAGCAGCCTTCGCCCGATTTATGCTGAAGGTGTGCGATAACTCATCAGCGAACGCAATTAAAACAAGTGCGCATATTGATAATACAAATATTACTAGCGTCGTGTATGTTATGGTCATTTTATTTTTTACCCCATGAGTCTAATAGAGCTTCGCGAAAAGCTGTAAGCTCGCTGATTAGAGTGTCTATTTTTTTAAGCCTACTTTCATAGGTTGAGTGCTTGCTGTACGAAAAATCAATAGTGGCCGCTTTATAGCAATCCGTTATTCGGACTTCCGCATCTGATTTCCAAGGAGCCGGTTCGCCGTATGATAGCGGGCCGACAAACCAGCTAACAGTAGCATGTTCGTCATGCCTTTCGCTTAAAAATACTTTATTACCCTTTGAGATCTGCTTGCAAGTGTTCATGCAATCACCATAACTAGTAAACAAATTTATGCCCGCCACAAGTGAAGTCATGCTTAAAAGCAGAAGCCCACTTAGGGGAGACTATTGAAGGGTTATAGTAGTGCGTTGCTTGGTGAATGTCAAGGCCGCTTGTGAGCGCCTGTAAGGCCACTATAGAACTTTCCCACAATGCTAATTGCGTAGCATTGTCGCGCCTAGCCTCCCTATGTATAAGCTCCTCAGGGTCCAGTAGCGTGTAGCTGAACTGATATGGCTCGTATATTACGTCACAGGCGCTTAGATTGCGCTTCGCCATGCGATTAGTAATCACGTTAGCAATGGCCGCTTTGCATTCAATAGGCTCTCCTGCTGATTCGTGATATATAGCTGTAGCCATGCACCCAGCTTGAGCTAAATCAACAGGATAGTCGTAGCCTTGGTTTAGCATGGCTAACAGTGCCAATATTGTTGGAGCGTTCATATTACCACCTCTTATGTTTGGCTGGTCCGTGCGCAATAGGCATATCGCCTTTACGCTGACGGAAGCCTTTTTTAGCTTGATAGTCACGGCGCGCTAAGTAGTAATCGCAATCAGCATCCCCGTCAATGGTAATTACTTCAAAGTCTTTATTGGCGGCGCGGTTGGTGACGAAAATCAACCCGTTGGAGTCGTCGATCGGATCACGCAATACAGCGTGTACTTGGTTATGATTTACTTTAGGATTTGTGACGAATCCACCTTCTTGAAAACTGTTATCTTCAATATTGATCTGCTCTTTTTTGTCGATCATAATAACTACTCCTAATCAATACCAAAATAATAAACGCTTTAATTGTAAGTGTCAAACATTAAAAAAACTCTCGGGTGAGTGCTGGCTGCCGTATCGTATCTTCAATTAGTCATTG